ATCGACATCTTCTCCGACCCCGCTCTCACCATTGTAGGTGGCAACGACAATGGCGGTGACCCGCTGGAGTACACGCCGTTCTCGGGGGAGCGTATCGATCTCGGTAACTGTGTTCTCAACATCCGCAGAGACGGTGCTGGGATAGTTTTCTTCAACAGCAGCACCGGAGCGAAGGTTCGCTTCCACCCAAGCGGCGTGTATCTCAAGGCCGTAACGCCAGAGTTGGTGGACATCAAGATCACCGACTACTGCCCTTACGGATGTGAATTCTGCTACCAGGGCTCGACCAAGAAGGGCAAGGATACAAACGCTATCCCTCGATATCGCATCTTGGTTGCGCTGAAAGACCTCAACGTGTTCGAGATCGCGCTGGGCGGCGGCGAACCAACGGAGTCGCAAGACTTCGTGGAGTGGATCAACGACGCGCGACGCTACGGCATCGTCCCTAACTTCACAACCTACTCCGTGAAGTGGCTCAAAGACGAGGAGAAGGTGAAGGCTGCGAAGCGCTGCGGTGGCATCGGTGTATCTGTCCACAAGCTGAAGGACATCGAGAAGGTGAATCGCATCAGGGCCGTTGTTCACGAGGGGTGGAGAGGCGGTGCGCGCGTTACCGCGCAGCACGTGTTCGGTATCCTCTCTGTCGATGATACGCTGGAGTTGATAGAGGCGCTGTGGAGGAACAACATTCCTGTGCTTCTTCTAGGCTACAAGACGACAGGGTTCGGCGGTGGGTTCACCCCATACGACATGACTGACTTCGCCGCGAAGCTACACACGCTACGCGAGAAGATGAAGGCCGAGCCGAGGGAGTGGTTCGCGTGCACGCTATCTGCGGATACCGCCTTCGTCGAAGCGAATGCCGGGTTCCTTAAGGAATTCGACATACCGGAAGAGCTGGCCTCATCTCCCGAGGGAAAGTTCTCATGCTACATCGACGCGGTTGAGGGAACAATCGCCCCGTCGTCGTATGGCGACCAGAAAAAAGCCCACTCACTCCAGAACGTCGGCGACCTTGTGAATGAGATCACCGAAGCTTTCGCCCATTATTGAGGAAAACATCATGTCCCCACTTGTACAGGTCACCATCGTCGATGTCACCCGTTCTGACGTAGACGCGTTCCTTGCCGACAATTCCCTCAAATGGGACGGGGATCGACCCTTCCACTTCGATCCAATGGAACTGCTCCCGCGAGGGGAGCACGACTACTTGGAGGTCATGGCCGCGCTCTCGACCGCGACGGCTTCCATCGGGGAGGGGTCGCTCCCCGACTATAAGATGTCGGTGACGTTTATCGACGCGACGGACAGCAAGGTCACCTTCCTGATTTCCACCATACACAGTTCCGCCGAGCATGTGTACGACCTCAGGGCTGGAGACCTGTCCGACGATGAAGATGAAGATGAAGGTGAAGATGAACTCGCCGCAGCGCATGTTTACATCGCGAAACTCGAAGAACAGCTCAACAAGCAGGACATCGAGGCGCGGGCAGACACTCACGTACAGATCGTGGAAAATGTTAGGGAAAAGTATAATTACTTAGATTGTAAGCCTGTTGGATACATAGACGAACCGAATTATTTCGTCGTTGGATACTCAAATGAAAGCGAGTTGGTCGGTCCCCAGCGTTTCACGACGCACGAGGAAGCCCGCTCGTCGGCGAGAAACTTCGCACGACAGGCAATCGGGCGGACTGCCGTAGTCTACAACCTCAACCCTTGTGATGAGTTCATCGTGGAAACGAAGCCTATCGCCCACAAGAGGATCGGTACCTGACGTTTACGCTTCCTTAACCGTAGCGGGAAAGCATAGTTGTAAACGACCTACGTTGTGGTAAGGTGCGCCCATGACGCTGAAGACCTGTGTAAACGATACAGACACGCGAGCCTTTTGTGGGCCTACGGTAGTCGCCGCGATCACCGGGCGTAAAATCTCTGAGATACGAGAGATGGTGCGCCGGGTTCGTGGAGACCGTCCAACGGGTCCCAAGCGAGCCGTTCGTGGTATGAGCGAATACCAACTATACCAAACGTTGCGGCACTTTGGCTTCACAAACGTCGGCGCAGGCAAACCGTACCTCTACGGGCACCGGGATACGAAGAAGAGACCCACCGTCGCACAATGGCTGCGCCGTTCAAAAGAAGAGCGCGCAAAGGGAATGTCGTACGTCCTCGTCGTGGGTCCTGGCACAGGCGATCACTTCATCGGTGTGAAGGGGAGGAAGATTATCGACACGATGACTGGTATGGAGCCGGTTTTCATCTCGAAGGCGAAGGGTAAGCGTAAGCGCGTCTACTCGGCTATCCCGTTCGTCCAGGAGACGCGTGCATGAAGAAGCCGTTCCCGCACACCATCGTGGAGAGACACCGCGATTTCATGAAAAACACTCAGATGCGTTCGAGCGTGTCCTCCGACATCCCCATGGATGCGAACACGTGGTACGCGGAGTTCTTCTATAACAAGCGTAGTTGGACGTATCTGACTGCTGGGAACTATTTCGAGTCCTTGAGCAGTTCCGTGTCGTTTGATGTATCCGACGCGTTCTCTCGGATGACGCGTGAGCAGTACGTAAAGTTCTGGCGGTTTGCGATTACACTGCTGGATCAGGGAGCGTACCCGCTGCCGTTTGATGACTGCACGTTCATCCTCGACGAGTTAACGTCTGTTCGTATCATCCGCGACTCCACCACAAAAAACATGGCGGCGTTTATGATGTCGGGTTTGTCCTTCGTCAGCGACCCAGAGAAAGTTCGTGGTAAGGAAGAGATCGGCGAGTGGTCTGATACTGTCGTGGTCGGTGCTGTATCTCGTCCGCAGTTCTTGTCGCGTGCATTCACCACGCCTCCAGAAGCTATACCGTCTAACGAGGTGCCGCTGATCGACGTTTTCCTTAGCGCGGAAGGGCTCAAGTTCTTCCATGTCGTAAAGGGGCGCTCGCCCGAGGGAAACATCGTTAGCTTCGTGGCGGCAGCGCTGGCGATAAACTTGATGATGATGTCACCGTTCACCGAGGTAAAGAATACGCCCGAGCCGGTGAAGCTGAACAAGCAGCGGGTGAAGAAGGGGAAGCCGACCATATCAGAGTCGTTCTGTATCAAGATACGGGACCACCACCAGAAACCGCGCGTCGAGCCGCTTGACTCTGTCGGTACACACGCATCTCCTTCCCCGCACTGGCGGCGTGGACACCTACGACAGATACGCGCGGACTACATCGTCCCCGTGGTGCCCCATGTCGTCGGTGCCGCCCAAGGGGATGTCCCCGAGATCGGCAAGAAGATGTACGAGATGGTCTGTTCCGACTTGAAGGGCTCGCGCCGTGTCTAACACAAAGCGCTACGGGGATATCATTGATATCTCACATGAGTGGGACGCTGTGATAAACGGGACCATAGCCTTGACCGCTTTTTGCTGGATCATGCTGGGCAAGGTTGGAAAGTTCAGACCGCACTACCTCATCAATAAAGACATTACTCTCCTAGCTTTGAAGTTCGCGAAGACCGCAGAGTTGTCTGGGGCGGGGGAAAACGTCAGGGATATGGTTGAGGATTTACTGTGCGAGCTGTTCGACCTTGGTGATATGACGGTAGAGGCGCGCGGAAGGTATGATCGGCGCTTCTTTCAGGTTATCGTAGGGAGAGAGACGTGGGTGTGTACTGGGTAGTCGTCGCTATCGACTACAGCATTGACAAGGCGTTCATCCTCGACCGTAGCGAAGACTTGGCGAATGCCGACATATTCCTCGATGAGGACACGACCGAGGATATAGGACTGGATAACGCGTGGATGAAGGAGTTGCGCCCAGGACTGTACCTGTTACGACTCGGCGTGGATTTCTATGAGGACGGCTATAATATCTACGTTAAAGGAATACGCTGCCTAGGAGAGTTTCCAGATGTGGACTAAACCATACTGCACGGTAAGCGGCTGTGAAGGCGGAGAAGCGTGTAAACAACTTAGAATCAATGGGACTTGCTCCTTCGAGTACAACCCAGAGAACTACAAGCCGCAGCACAGGTGGCCCGGTGAAGGCCCCCCGCCTGCTAGGTGGGTGGCCGACGACGGGACCGTCGTGTACCGCTGTTTTTCTGATTATCTGGACGATTGAGTATGGCCAACACCAGAGGAAGAGCGAACTATCCGACTGTCCCGCACATGTCGAGAGAGTTCATGTACGGCAAGACCGCGCCAGACCCTACAGAAGTATGGCTACGTCTTGAAGAGATTCGCTGGGTAGAGTATGCCGTGCGCGTGGCGAGGTGTAACGAAAGCGAACTGGCCGACACGTACCGTGGAGCGACCGACGAATTGGAAGACAAGCTCTACGAAGCACTGAGGAAGTGCGAAAAGTTGAACAAGGCCAGAGTCAAGAATCCCCGCCCGAGGAAAGTTCTTGTCGAGTTCGAATACGACGAAATCAAATGGACTGAGTATGCGTCCAAGACCGTCCTCTACGACAACCCGGAACTCTCGGATGACTTCCCAGGAGCTACCGAGCAGTTAGACGAAAGACTATACCTAGCCATGCGCCAGATTGAATCTGGGTATGGTCGTAGAAAGTATCGACAGCGGGATAAACCGGAGACGCACGCATGACAGATTTTGGAAGGCCGAGTTGGGAGCCTCCGCAGATTTTCGTATTCGGCTCGAACCTTGCGGGTATCCACGGAGCCGGTGCTGCGTTATTCGCTAAAGAGCGCTGTGGGGCGCGATACGGCGCGGGGATTGGCATCATGGGACGGTCCTATGCCATCCCTACCAAGGACTGGAAGATTGAGACGATGGAGCTTGAGCACATCAACCACCATGTCAAAGTCTTTCTCGATTTCGCTACGGCATTCGACGCCGTTGAATTCTACGTGACCGCCCTCGGCACCGGTCTTGCAGGTTACACCCACGCCGATATCGCTCCCCTCTTCAAGGGAGCACCACCAAACTGCATCATGCCACCTGAATGGAAGGAATACCTCTAAAATGTCAGAACAGATCAAGACACTGCACGAAGAAGTCGCCGACCGCTTGGCGAAGAGCATCCCGATCCTGCGCGCCGAGATCGTAGAGGAACTGGCCGATAAGGTCTTGCGGTCCCGCTCGGAGATGCTGCTCAACGCTATCGAAGAACTCTCGAAGTTGAGCAAGGAGCGCAGCGCCATCCTCAAGAAACCGGCGAACGTCTCTTACGACGAGAACGGGAACAAGGTCGGCGAGTCGTACTCGAAGGAGCAGATCGACTCCAAGAAGAAGGCCGAAGACCGCTTCGCCAAGATCAGCAAGCTGGTCGATGAGGCGTTCGAGAAGAACGACAACGAAACCTGGGGCAAGCTCCAGGGCGCGCTGAACGGTAAGTGATGGCGGTCTTCGACGACATCTGGGACGAGGTGAACGCGCGGGTAGCTGAGAGGCTGCCCGCCGTCATTCTCGATAAGGCAGCAGCGAGACACACGAACAACAACCTCGGCTACGCCGACGATGGGTGTACGTGTGAGTACTGCAATCTGCGTAGGCGGATGTCGGCTTACGTCGGCAGTGCTGGGAGGAATATAGCGCTCCCGCCAGGGGTAAGCGTTTCCTACCCGATGTCCAGGGAAACGATATCGATGGCTATCAAGATCAGTCGTGAATATCGCCGCGAAGAGGCGCGAAAAGCTCTGAGAGAAGCCCGTGCGCGTTAACGCTCCGTTATTATTCTACCACGACATACCGATCCAACGCTCGCGACTCGGGACAGTATTGTTTCCATTTTGCGTGCGGAGAGGGTGCGGAGGAGTTCTAACCGTCCACGACGATCCGTGTCACTGCGGACCGTCACCCCCACCATGTGGCGCTTGTACTGATCGCCGTGCCGAGTGCACGAGGTGCGGTGAGCAGTATTCTCTTGACGACGTTCACAGCGGCGTCTTCTTACCGAAAGAGATGGATAAACTTATGCGCGACCTCGCCCCGAGGGTCGATGTCCTAACAACACTCGACCCGCGTCTATCAGGAGAGGATCGGGCGCATTGGGTCACAGTGTCCCGCAGGAGGATGACACAACTCGCGCGCAGTTGCTCCGCTGATGGAAAGTTCATATGTATTCCATCGTTCAGCAGCGTCTTCGTTCTGAGTGCGTCATAGTACGATATATGAATCTACACATTGAAAGAACCGACGATCTGAAGCGGATCGCCGATATGCGGTTCGCTGCGTATCAGAAGTATCTGATCAACGAGCGCCCGTGTGACCTCACAGACAACAACGACAAGAGAAGAGGGGCCGAGTTGTACGTCGCCTGCAAGGGGACTGACCCTGTAGGAAGTTTCAGACTGAATTTCGGGACGCCACTCCCGCATGAGACCTACTGGCCAACTGTCATCTCCCCCACGGGTGGTATGGAGATATCTCGGATGACGGTAGACCCCATGATCATCAACCCAGCCGTACGTTACCGGATCATATACAACATGCTCGGGAGGGCGGCGGAGCGGGCCATCAAGGCGGGGGTGAACGACGTTTACACAACAGCTATTCACTCTCTGGCGGTGACTTACAGCAAACTGCTTGGATTCCAGTTCGCAGGGGATGGCCCTAGGAATATCCCTCCTGGTAAGGAGGAGATTTACCTATTGAGGCTACAGATGACGGAAAAGGTGGTGTCGAGAGCAAAAAAGGCTTTCTCGATCTAGATTATGTGGTATTGACTGCTGTCAAGAGGATACCACAGATGTTACACACCTTCACCATATCGGCTATTCTCCCGGTCGCTGAGGCGGGCTCGGCGGAGCTGCTTGAGAACGGCAGTGGTTTCGGCCTTCATATCGACCGCCTGACGCCCGATAGCGCGTTCAGGTATCCGCAGACCTGCGAGATCATTAAGGCGGTCAGCGGGCTGTCTGGGCTCTTCTGTGACCGTCCTACGCAGAAACCGTACATCGTGGCCGCGACAATGACCATTTGGGTGGACAGAGCTGGGGAACAACACGCGGGTTTGCGGCTGGTAGCCTCTCACACCCACGCCTTTGGGCGAACAGAAAAGGGCAGCCGCAAAGCGACCACCCTTCAAGAGTTCGCGGAGATAGTGGACGCGCCTACGCGGCCTGTCTCGCACTAGCGACGCCGTATTCGATCATCGCGCGGTGGTCGTCGAGAATGCCGATCATCACACCCCGGTGCGTATTCGGCAGCGACAGATGCGTATCGGTGCCATCAATTGTGATGGTAACAGTGGCTCCGCCAACGAGAGCGTCGATAGCGTCGCGGTAGCGCGCAGCGACGCTTTCGAACGCATCCAGCGCCCCTTCGGTATGTTCCTGACTCATGATAGTGTCCTTACTGTTTGAGACACGTTGGTATAGCATACTGTATTGAATCGTCAACCCCCTTGACATGGTTAATGAATACTGTTAATCTTCCTCCATGAAGATAAATTACTACAATGCGGAGTCCGACGAAGTTATCGAACGTCCACGCGTAAAGCTGGACCCGGATAAGATTGTCGATGACGCTCCACCGCATCGCAAAATAGCCGAAACTCTCCTTTACCTCGCGCACCAGTACGACCGCGCGGCGGATACTCTACGCGATCCATCTTTGAGGTACCCAGACAAAGAGCTTGTTATCGATACCCTCCGCTACCGCAGCGAGGAGTTCCGTGACCTCGTGGATATGCACATAGCGGACTACACTGAAAAGGCCCTTCAGGATATCATAAAGAAATACGCAAAATCATTGGATCAAGTGACGAGACTGATCGCCGACTGGCAGATAAGAAATTTACCAAATAAATAAGGTATCTTGGACAACACGACTACACTCGTGTATACCGCAATAATGTCTTTGAACTTCGCAGCGTTTGGTATATACCTTCTTATCGGATACGGCGTCTATTTGTGGGCCGTCCCTGGGGAAGATCGCCACTGCGTAGCATTCGATAAGGCATACACCTACACGGAGATTTTCGATCCAGCAACCGGCGCTAGTTTCGCCGTCCCTCATAGCCAGTATCTCCCCGTGTGGGCGAACGTATGTACAAAGTGGAAAACCGTGAAGAGGACCCCATGGCCGCAAAAGCTACTAAGGCGCGTACTCCCGCAAAGCGGGTGAAGCGCACGGCGAACAATCTGTCAACGACGCGCACCCTGACGAACCTCGTTCGGCAGCGGGATGATATCGAGTTCCAGATCGCCGAGGCACGGCGCACGCTTCGTGAAGACGTGAGAGCCAACGTGATGCAGACCATCAAGGCGAGCGGATTTACGGTTCAGGAACTCTTCGGCAGCGTCGTCGCCAAGACAAAGCGCCGCACCCCAGGAAGCGGTGGAGCCCCCCGCTAGGGCAGCCTACATCGACCCTGAGAATCCGCGCAATACGTGGACTGGTCGCGGTCGGCAGCCGACATGGCTGAAGACGCGCCTCAAGATTCGCGGCGTCAAGCTCGAAGACTTCCGCGCTCGGTCGTAACACGACGGATTCCCCCCTCCGCGCGTTACACCCCCCCTAGGATCGAGCGTGAGGCCCCGCGCCGTACCCTCCGGCGCGGGGCTACTCTTTTATGCGGGCACCAGTCTACCGATCTCAGCCTTGGCTTCCCGCTCGCGCCGCTCTTCAGCCAGCGCGTCGAGATAGATTTTCCGGTTGCGGACGCGACGCATGGCGCGCGTCGCATTCGTCGCCCCTGGGGGATGAGGCTGCCCACGGAACTTGGCACGACCGTACTGATCGCGGACGACGTTACCATTGGCGTCCTTCAGCTTAGTCCCGCTGTTTCCGCCGCCTTGTTTGCTCTTTGTTCGCATTAGACGAACACTCCTTTCATCTTTGAGACAACCACCGGGACGCTGGAGCCGCCGCCAACGCATGGAGGAGACCGAACCTGCATCTGCGAACCCTCCAGAAGGGGATACTTCCTGCGGAGCGCGCTGAACAGCTCGGTAGGATCGTCTCCGTACGCGAATCCGTATACGACGATTTCGCAGTTTATCGCCGGAGCAGATACGTAGACTCTATCGTGAACCTGTGGCATTTTTATCCTTTCCAGATATACTTAACGATGTAGGCTACCATGTTGACGATAAACCTTCAAGGGGGTATAGTGCCGTTGAATTTTGGGAGGTCCAGTACAGATGTGGTTGTGGTGGTTTGACGCATGGTCCGACGCTTATGCGCGTGTGATGTCTTATTGGACACCTACGCCGCGATATCTCTCCATCGAGAGTATCGCCCACGACGTGTACAGTAAACTTGAGCAGCACGACGTGATCGAACTTCTGAAGATCACGGACCGACGCCAGCTCATACGTTATCATTTTACAACCGGCATGTACATCAGGAACCACTACAACCTTTGGCACCATCCAGAGGCGGCAGAGGACCCAGACTCAGATAACCATCCTGACCAGATGTCACAGCGAGTCATCGAGCGCGTGTGGGAATTGGTTCACGAGTTCTGTAAGGTACACGTGAGATGACAAAGTTAGTGATACCGGAGCGCGCACGTCACGCCGACCGGAGTGAAGAACTGGTCGTTGTTATATCCCCAGCCCTGGACAGGAGGGAGGTACATACGATAGCGAATGCGAGGGACCTCGTTCGTGCCGGGTGGCTTCAAACGAGCGATGATGTCTGCGAAGTATGTTTTGGATTAGGACATGACAAACATGGCGAACAGTGTTGGCACTGCGACGGTGAGGGGATCAACCCTGCCTGATGGTGTGTACCGGGCGCTGCCTGTGGAGCACGCCAGTAAAGTTTCCACCGCACAAGTTTCGAGGGTCGAGTTGCTAGATTTTACGCTGAGCGACTACAGTTGGGGGTCGCTGTATCTCGACCGCATCAAAGAGGCGAGGCTCAGCACGTTCAAGGACCTTTACTTACAGGACTTTCCTAGCCCGTCTGAATATTCCTTTCGGGTCAACAATTCTGCGACTGCGACTGCGCGAATTACCAGGGAAATGGATAGGTACAAGAGCAACTTTGGAGCGTACGTAAATGACTTCTACCCATCAACCGGTATCAATTCGAGACTTGCCGACGAGCTAACCAGCATGGTGAGCGAGCAGACGATAACTGGGGTGATGGTACCTCTGCCAGAGGACGCCTGCGAAGTATGTAAGGGCACGGGTAAGCAGAACGGCGAAGAGTGCTGGCACTGCGAGGGAGAGGGAGTTGACCCGTCGTTATGAGAGACCGCGCACTTTCCGGTTATATCGCCGAGAAGGGTGACTCGATGAAAAAGGTTGAGATGATCGGGCACGACCATTACTTCTTCATATCGACGCGAGAGGTAACCGAGAAGAAGACCAGCGTCTCTGTCGGTTACCATACGGAGAGGTTCGATACGCTCAGGGCGTTCTACGAGTATCTGCGAGATAGCGACACCGACAACGGGTGGCGGATAACGAACTTGAGCGCGATATAAAAAAAAATTCGGCGGCGGCGAACTGCCGAAAAACGAGGGACTAGTAAATTATGAGCATCACGTTCGATGGGAACAGATTTGTTGCCCCCATAGACGCCAGTTATGCAGACAAACTCCGCGACGCGTACTGGCATAAAGCCTCCGACTGTTGGTTCACCAACGATATCGCAAGGGTTACCCCGTTCGTCGAACACTTGTCTCCCGAGTTGTGTGACATTCTGCTGAACGTGGAGTGCTCATATGAACAGTCAAAAGCAAACGAGCCCACCGGCAAGTATACCTTTGAGGTTCCAGAGGGGGCACACGACCTGTTCCCTTTTCAACAAGCGGCTGCCGAATACATCCTCGACCATGAGAAGACGCTGCTAGCTGAAGAACCCGGCATGGGCAAGACGGCTATCATGATCGCTGCTGCGAACGTCCTGCGGCCCAAACGTATTCTGATCATCTGCCCAGCCATCGCGAAATACAACTGGTCCGACAAGGAATGGCCGATGTGGTCAACGCAGACGGACCTAACGATAGGCGTCGCGGAAGGTCGAGACTTCTTTCCCGATACAGATGTCGTGGTCATCAATTACGATATCCTTCACGATCACAAGCAGCGGTTACAGGAGGTCGAGTGGGACCTCCTCCTGGTAGACGAAAGTCACCGCATCAATAACAAGTCATCTCGCAGAACTGTCATGGTTCTCGGAGGGACGCTAAAGATCAAACGCGCGCTCGTTGACAAGTACTGCGCTCGTCCCACCTACGCTGCTGCCGATGATCGTGACATTCCAAGGAACCACGCCATCCCTGCGATCAGGAAGAAGAAAGCCGTATTCGCGACGGCTACGCCGATGAACACGCCCAAAGACTTGTTCACGATGTGCGTGGAGTGCGATCCAGGAGGGCTGGGAAGGGACGAGGACGAGTTTCACACGCGATACTGCAACAAACACCTAACTCCGTTCGGTATGGACATCAGTGGAGCGGTGAATTTGGAGGAACTTGGAGCGCGTATGCGTGCCAAGTTCATGGTCAGACACAACCCGGATGAGGTGTTGGACTTGCCCCCTCTCACCGAGGAACTGTTCCTTTTACCCCCGGTGAAGATCGTCCTGGAGCAGGAGGAATCCTTTGTCGCCGAGAACCTTTCGGCTCTCATGGGGTTGGCGGAGTCTATGGGGTACAAGAACGTCAACGAATCCACTTCCCCAGAGGTGTTCCTGCGACTAATTGGCTCGGCTATTATCGATAACGTTCCACAAATCGGAAAACCGGAGTTCAAGCCGCTATTCCACCAGTTCTCCATTGTGCGGAAGATGACGGGCATAGCCAAGGTGCCGTACATTGTTGACTTTATCAACGAGACCAGTCTTGATCTGACAGAGCCTATTGTTGTATTCGCATATCACAGGGACGTTCTCGAAGAACTTCGGCAACACTACCCAGACGCCGCAGTGGTCATGGGTGGCGTGTCGGCGAAGAAGCGGTTCAATGAAGTAGCTAGGTTCCAAGACGGGGAGACAAATATCTTTCTTGGCAACATTGACGCAGCCGGTGAAGCGGTGACGCTCACCCGCTCGCGTGTTCTTGTTGTCTCAGAGCCAGACTGGAGAGGAACGGCGCTGACGCAGGCTATTAAGCGCATCCACAGGATATCGCAAAGGAACGCTTGCACAGCTTTCTTCCTCGCTGCGGCCAAGTCATTCGACGCCCTTGTTGCGAAGAAAGGCTTCGCCAAGATCAAGTATATTAAGGAGACGCTAGACCTATGACGTATAGGAAGTTTCACTACCAACTTCAGGGTGCACAACTGGATAAGTTAAGCGCCGACGATAGCGATCTATACATCCTCGATCCGCAAAAAGGGGACGGCACCTACTGGAAACCTGGGGAACTTCGTGAAGTCACAAACAACGGAAAAGCGAAGGCGCTGTGCTATCTATCCGTAGGCGAGGCTGAGGACTATCGTTCATACTGGAATCCGTTCGCCGACTACGTAGGACAAGAGAACCCGGATTGGAAAGGAAACTACCGGGCCAAGTTCTGGATGCCGGAGTGGCAGGAGATTGTCTTCAAACAGCTCGACGTTATTATGAAGATGGGCTTCGACGGCGCGTACCTCGATGTCGTGGACGTGTATCAGTACTGGGAGGAGCAAGGCCGTGAAAGGATGGCCATGCTCATGCTGGAGTTCATCAAGGACATCGCAGAGCGCGCTAAGAAGAATGACAGCACGTTCCTTATCATCCCGCAGAATGCACCAGACCTCCTGGAGTATCGCGCGTACGTGAATATCATCGATGGTATCGGTATCGAGAACTACCTGTATGACGAGGATGATGCTGAGACTTCTGAGGAACATCGTAGGGACGTGGACTGGTGCCTCCGCTTCCTAGGAGGTAAGCCTGTGTTCGCCACAGAGTATGCTACCGTCAATCCCGACGATACTGTTCGAGTCCTCCGAGAAAGAGGGTTCGTACCTCTCGTTACATCGCGTGAACTGGACAAGAATCCAGACGAGGTTACGCGATGAAACTGAATGTGACTGATGGAATTATCGACGACTTGCTGCCGCTCGATAGTAAGTCTCTCAAGGGCGGTACTGTCTCTTTCTACGGTATCCGTAAGTGTTTCGAGGACGGGATATTCGGAGTCTACGACAACAAGCACTTATTCGTATCTTTCCCACTCGACGATTCGTTCATCGCATCTATAGCGAAGATGCCGAGGGATAAGCGGACAGTACTCGATTCCAGTAGCCTAAGTTATCACGTAGACAGCGTGATCGAACTGGAACTCGTCGAGGCTATCCTGGATGTTGTCGCAGAAGCACACGACACCGAGGCGGAGGACTGGTCGTACTGTGTTGGGTTCAGCGATTCCTCTCCTCCGTCCATTGTTTTCGTGTTCATGCCTCCCGACGACGGCATCAGGACGCCTGAGGAGTTTGTCCTCAGCCTAATCACGCAGACCCGCGAAGTCGGCCCTGTGGTCCGCTTCGAGTTCGATAGACGATAAGGCGAGGTTGACACATGGGGGTGTGTCGGCTATAAGAGACATCGTTAAGGTTAATTCGGAAGGTTAACGATGTCCTCCACCCCCTACCTAGATGCTCTGAGCACGTACGGGTCTGTCAGAAAGGCTGCGGAAGCAACAGGTGTCGCCCGCTCCACATTCTTCGACAATCTGAACAAAGAGAAACAATCAATCTCGGCTATTCGCAGTGCGCGCAACCCTGTTGTCCGCAAGCCGCGTTATGCGACCAAGCCGGAGTATTACATCTTCACGTGCGCTGTTCGCGGCGCAAAGGTGCACGAGGACTTCTGGAACAATCTCCTAGCTTATTCAAAGTACCTCGGGGCCGAACTGGTGGTCGGCCCGCTCACAAGCGTTGGGCGTCAACGTTTCGCTGAATACGACGAGGCGGAGTTCGACCCGCTCGTTATCGATTATGTGTCGGATGACCCAATCGTCCTAGGCGACAAACTCCGGTTCAGCCCGGAGTTGAATTTGACGCCAACCATGGTCAAGCCGCTTCAAGGTCTCCAGACCTATACGAAGAGGCTCTGGGGCATCTTTCCTCACACGAAGATTTCACTGGAGACGGTCCCGACCCACAAAGATCGCCCAACGAAGTTCATCGCTACAACCGGTGCGGTTACGCATCCGTACTACACGCCGACGAAGGCTGGTTTCCGCGCGCACTTCGATCACGTTCATGGCGCAGTTATCGTCGAGGTCACTAAGCGGGGCGTGTGGTTCCGCCACCTCACACCCGCAGGTGACCTCGACGGTACCTTTTATGACCTCGATCACGTGGTGTCTGGTGGCAATGTCAACGTCAACGAAGCTGGCGTCGAGGCCGTCGTGTATGGTGACATCCACGTGGAGAAGTTGGACAGCACCGTGTCACGCGCCACGTGGGGTATTGACGCCAAGCGTGATGGATTCGACTGGGTGTCGAAGCCGAAGTTCACACCTCTCGTCGAGCATGTCAAACCAACGCGCCAGATATATCATGATCTGATGGACATGACCGGGGCGAATTATCACGAGTTGTCCAACGTGTTTCGCAGAGCTTCACTGGATCGCTCGAAAGAGGGGTCGCTCCAGTGGAGTTTTAAGAAGGCCGCAAACTTCCTCCTCTTCACTACTTCGATGTCGCTCGATAATATCGTTGTCGATTCCAATCATGAGTACTTCATCGAGAAGTGGCTGATGCAGTTCGATCCAGCCGACAAGGAGGACTTCGAGAACTACGCCATCTTCTACGACCTCAAGAAGGAATTAATCAGGCAGCGCGTCGAGGGGCAGCAAACCCCACTCTTAGAGACGTGTTTCAGCGTTGTCCTGGACAACCCTGAGGACGCAGAGACTATCGCCGATGTGACGTGGCTGTATCCTGACGACAGCTACGAGATTTTCGACATCGAGTGCGGGTGGCACGGCCACCGTGGACCAAACGGCAGGCGCGGGACCAAGGTGGCATTCAAGTTCGTCACAGAGAAATCTACCATCGGGCACATCCACTCCCCCTCCATTGAGAGCGGTTGCTACGTGGTCGGCACTTCAACCAAGATGGACCTTGGGTACAACCAGGGGCCTTCAAGTTGGGCGCACACGCACGCGATCATCTACCCACACGGTGGGCGTACGCTCGTTACGATGTCAGATGACAAGTTCTGGGCGACACAAGGAGACGTGTGATATGCGCGAACTTACGAAAGAAGAGGCCGACAAGGCAGCAGTGTACGTCAGGGCGAAGGTTCAGGATATCGAGCAACAGTTCGTAACATACGCTGCACTCAACGCGCCAGACAACATCCCAGCTACCGTCGTGTCTCTAGTGCACGCGTGCGTGATCATTATGGTGAGTGAGATGCTGTACGAGATGTTCAAGGATGGCGTTGGGCTGGAAGATAAAGAGGCCGTGGAAAAAGCCATCGGCGGCTACATCGCCGCCTTGAGTGGAGATATCTATAGCAAGACGTGGGAGCATTTTGCATGAGTGGCGACGCCGCACGACTAGCTGCTACCGCCGAGCACGACCTCATGGATGAACGTAAGGCAGCACGCAGAGACTCGCCGCGCTCTTGAGTTAGAGCGGGAGGCGCACCGAGAGGTGAAACAGCGGATGCGTACTGTGACGACATCGTACTGGTATCGAGTAGGCAGGATGTTGAGGCTGTGTCCGTAAAACGCACGAGAACTGTAGGTGCGCAACGTCTAAGAGTCATAGACCTGAATAATAAAGGGACTCCTATACGCCGCATCGCCGAATTGCTCGGCGTTGACCCGCGCACCGTAAGGCGGATTCTAAGGGAAGCCGGGAGGGACAAAGGTTCTCCTGGACGGCCTCCTACGATCCCATACAGCCACGTGCCTAGGCTGTGGGCCGCATACCTGGACAAGAAGACGACAGTTAGGGAAATTGCAGATGAATACGGCACCTCAGTGCATTCCGTCAGACGAGCCTTCCACACCTATAGGAAGAACGACGCAGCGCGCTTCCTCGGAAGTCTCCTTGACGGAGAATCAGCAGACGGCGCTGAACAAGGCGACGCAGTTTGCGATGAATTCGATTCCGAAGAGTGAATTTATTCTCTCCGGGCTTGCGGGTACTGGTAAGACGACTACGATGGTTCGCTTGATAGGGGCGCTCCTGAACATGGGGCACCGCCCCGCAGTGTGCGCACCAACTGGAAAGGCTGCGAGTGTCGTAAACCAGAAACTTCTGGCGGCAGGTATCAGCGATGTTCAGGCGATGACGCTCCACAAAGCGTTGGCAGATCGTCCGAGCGACGCACTGGCTAAGATGCACAAGAGGTTGGATGAGTTAGAATCCGCCAGAGAGGAGCGCGGTGGACTGACGCCTGAAGAGGAGGCGGAAGAGACCAAGATGCTGCGCGACCTGGATCGTAGGGCTAAGCAAGGGGACACTCTCAGTTTCACCGGTAAGTTGCCAGAGGAGATCGAATCTGACTTCTCGATCTTACTGTTTGACGAAGCGTCTATGATTGGTCGCGATAAGATATATACGAACCTCATCACGCCCGTAAACCTTCCGCGCATATTCGTTGGAGACGAGGCACAGCTACCGCCTGTCAACGAGCAACCTGCCGTGGATTTCAACAACGCTGACGTTCACCTGAAAGAGATTCTGAGACAAGGCGCAGATAGCGGCATTCTGAAGTACGCACACTCCCTTCACGCAGGCCGCGTTCCTACGATCAAGGAGATGTCCGACTACGATGATGTCAAGATGATAAGGGACGGCTCCATTGGCTCCATCAAAGGACACGAGGATTCGCAGTTCATCGTCTGGCAGAATAAGGAGAGGCACGCCATTGCACCACGCCTGCGTAAGGCGCTCGGGTTCGACTTCGATATTCAGAGGTTCCCGTGGCTCCCTATGAAGGGAGAAAAACTTTACATCGACGACAACAACGACACTGTTAGACTGTCTCGCGGAGACATCGTTACAGTGGAGGGTGTACAGTTTTACGGTTACACAGGAAAACCTGACCGTGCAGACGCGCGCAGCAATAACCCATATATCGCGGCGCTTAGTGTCACCGACCGATACGGTAGGACGCGCACCATCACCGTATCGATGGTTGATCTGATTCCGCAACAGATTCATCCAAGCTACCAGCGAGATCAGGGTATTCGACGCTACGCGAGCTACACTCAAGGCGCGAACCGCGTAAAGGTGCTGTGGGCCAACGTCATCACATGTCACCGGGCACAGGGGAGTGAGTACGACAAAGTGTTCATGCTCGGAACTATGATGCCAGAGAGTCACCAGGACTGGAAGAAGTGGTGGTACACGGCGGCAACGCGCGCCAAGAATCAACTCATCGTCGCATCCTATCACTACATGCACGAGAGGGAATAGTATGGCACCGAGACTCCTAATCGCTGATATCGAAACTACGCGCATCGAGTATGACAGCGGCGGGTGCATGATCATCCCGCACACTGTACACATGCTCGTGACGGAAGATTACGATACCGGTGAGATCAAAACTTTTATCGGGCACGACGACATAGGAAGCAACGGCGTTCCGTACCTGGAATCGGCGAAGAACGTAGTGTTCCACAACGGAATCGGCTTCGACCTTCCGGTGCTCGAACACCACTTCAACCTGAGTCGCGCCAACGATCAGCAGTTCATCGATTCTCTGGTTCTCTGCCAGTTGTTTTACTCCAACGTTAAGGAGGAAGAGGATTTCAAGAGGTACGAAGCGCACAAGGCCCGTCCAGATAGTGATCCTTTCAAATTCAGCGGCAAACTCATTGGCTCGCATAGTCTCGAAGCCTGGGGCCTTCGTCTGGCGAACCCACATAAGAAGGGAGAGTACGGTAAGGTGTTCGAGCGGATGGGGATCGATCCGTGGGAATCCTACAACGAAGAGATGCACGAGTACGCAATCCACGACGTTCGGACGCTCTCGGCGATCTGGAAGGAGAAACTTGACGCCAAGTACAGGGTACCTTCCAACCGTGATGCCATTAACATCGAGCACTACATGGCCGAACTTATGGAGCAGATCAAGAGGTCTGGCATCAAGATCGACATCGACCACGCTAAGGAACTTTGCCGCCAACTTGAAGTAGAGAGCGAGAAAGCCCAAGCGGTCATTCAGGAGGAATTTCCTCCAAGACTGGAGCCGTCTAAATGGGTGTATCATGAGATACCGCTGGACATGCCAGCGCTATCTATTGAGGACATGCAAGAGTTCGAGCACATCGTGAACTCTGATGATCCGGCTGATATCGCGCGTAAACGAGAGTTGATGGCTGGCACGGGACCGAAGCAGCACTTGACGTGGCTGATGTACGAACACGTCGGCAACAAGATGTATCGACCACAGCGCAACCTGCCGGAAAACTACCTGCGGGAATGGTGGGGGGAAGAGTTTCACCCCAAGGTGAACCGCGTGGTGAAGAACAAGCAGAAGGAGGTTCTTTACGAAGCCAAGGTAGGATGTCCTTTCGTTAAGGTTGAGATGAAACCTTTCAACCCAGCCTCGCGTCAACAGATCGCACGGCGTCTCATGGAACTAGGGTGGATGCCCGAGGAGTTCACGGATACGGGTAACCCCTCCGTGTCGGAAGTTGAACTGAACAAAATCGACGAGCAGTTTCCGGCTGCGAAGAGTATCGTGAAGTTCCTTCTCATTCAGAAGCGCCTCGGGCAGATCATGACCGGAGACAAGGCGTGGCTGAAGCTCGTTGATGATGACGGCTTCATCCATCCGACGATACGCGCCTGCAACACTGTAGCGTTCCGCGCCACACACTCCGACCCAAACATCTCACAGGTTCCGTCTGTGAAAGCCAAGGACCTTACTGACGAACACGGTAACAAGGTCAAGGACGAGAACGGTAAAGTCGTACAACGAATCCTAAAGGGAGAAGAGGGCAAGTGGGGATGGGACTGCCGCGCGTGCTTCACTGTTCCTGATGGTTTCGTGATGGTCGGATCGGACCTCGCTGGTATCGAGATGCGCGCGTGGGCGCACTACTTGTACAAGTATGACGATGGGCACTTCGCCGATGTCGTGCTGAACAAGGACGTACATGAAGAGAACCGCGTCATCCTTGGGTTCGATGATCGCCGTAAGGCTAAAGAGTGGCTTTACGCAGCTATGTACGGCGCTGGAGACCAGAAGCTTGGCTTCGTTATCGATCCGCTGGCTTCTGTCGAAAAGCAGAAGTCACTCGGCGCGCACTCTCGCTCTAGATTCATGAAGGGCATGCGAGGGTACCAGCAACTCAATACGTGGCTCATGACCGGTGTACAGAGGGGCTACTTGATCGGACTCGACGGGAGACGTATTCCCGTTCGTAAACCCCACGCCGCGCTCAACGCCCTCCTCCAAGGGGCCGGTGCTATTATCTCGAAGTACTGGATTCTGTTCCTTATCGACATCCTCGAAAACGAGTACGGTTTCCAGTATGGGTACGACAAGGACTACACAATCCTTTTGTACTCTCACGACGAAATCCAAATCGCCACCAGACCTCATCACGCTGATCGCGTTAAGGATGCGTTCATCCGTGGTGCGGATAAGGCCGGGAAACACCTTGACTTCAAGCTCCCTGTTGAGGTAGGTGTCGATCAGGGAATGCACTGGGGGGATACCCACTAATGCAGACAAAGAACGACAGTCGGCCCAAGAGGTATTTCTGGGCTCCTGGTAACTACCTGTGCATGTGCTGTCTATGCGACGATAAGTTCATAGGCGACAAGCGCGCTTCGACGTGTGCCGACTGTGCCTACGACGACTGGGTACCGACACACCGTCACGTGAAGACCGGTGGACTTTACATGGTGACGTATCCCACCGCAGTACTAGAGAAGGACCTGTCATCGGTGACGGTGTACCAGGGACAGGATGGGACGGTGTGGGTACGGCCAACCGTCGAATTCTATGATGGAAGATTCATCGAACTGAGGGAAGAAGAAGATGACGACTGAAGACAGAACTCCTTTGATTATTCTTGGAAGGGTGGTCGGTACGCACACCGGGTGGGATCAGGTAAGCGACAGCGGTCTGCTGTTCTACGGATTCGAGCCAGACGACGCGGTTGACCTTCCTCCTGGCGACCTGTTCTTCGACTACCATGCGGGGACCTACGCCGTCCACGACGACGAAGGCGCGGTAGTTTTCGGTGGCGACATCGTTGTCCCGCTCGCAACCCTGGGGAGAGCGGCGTGATGTCTCACGATATCGACCTACGCGGCCTCCGTTGCCCGATATCTTCCATGCGGTTGAAACAGCACTTGAAGAAAGTTCCAACCGGTGTTACCTTCCGCGTGCTCGCCGATGACGACGACGCGAGAACAGATTTCCCCCCTTTGTTTAAGAAGAGCGGGGCGGAATTCCTAAGCTTCCGCGAGGAGGCAGGATTCCACTCTTACGAGGTACGAAAAGATGTCTAAGTTAGACAAAAGAGCTTGAAGCGACCGACCCAAAAGGCATAGGGCGTGGACTCACCGCCACGTACCGCCAGTTTGGGGAGCTTAACCCGAAGGCGAAAAGGTCTAGCCTAGGGACTGAGGACGGCAGGACAGAGCAACGAGGACGCCGATTCGTGCTAATCCGTCTGTAAAACGTGGCGTGTCACGCGTAGTGACCTTGCACCTCGTCAGGAGTTAACGCTCCTGACGGGGCGCTTGACTTTGTTCACCGTTTGGACTATAATGTTAACCATAAATGTTAACTCAAACGGTGTACAGATGAACTTCCTAAAGCCTTCCCAGGTGGCGAAAGACCTGGGAATCAAGTTGGCCTCCACGAAAGTGCTCGTGGTCGATACCGAGACGACAGGTCTGCCGCGCAAGCTGGATATCTACGATCCGGCGCAGCCGTGGGTGGTGCAGCTAGGTGCGGTTCTCATGGACCTCGCCGAAGACGAGTATGAGTTCACGCTGGACACACTGGTCAATCCCCCCGAGGATGCGCACTTCGACCCGAAAGCTATGGAGATCAACGGTCTGTCCGAGGAACAGATACGAGCTGAGGGGCGCGACATCGTAGAGGTAATGGCTGAACTGCGGGAAGTGCGTCGCAAAGCGGACGTGGTTTCCGCCTATAACTTGGACTTCGACGAGAAACTGATTCGTTCATCGTCAGGGCGCGCTCACCCCGATTTCCGAACCGATCTCGTTCTCGGGCGGCACGACGAGGGCGTCAGCCACATCTGCATCATGAAACAGTCGATGACCGCGCTCGGGGCGCGGTACAAGTTGGAGCAGGTACACCGCCGCGTGACCGGAGAGTTCCTGCTTAACGCACACGACGCCTTGTCGGATACCATCGGCGCGGCTCGTGTGATGAAGGAACTCCTGTACGCCGACCTGATCTCGACTCATAAGGACTTGCAGGAATACCTCGCTAACGCCGACGCGGAGTTTGCGAAGAAAACGAAGGGTAACTAAGTATTAACCATACCGTATAGATACGCTTTACATTCGCGGTTAACATGCTAGATTGCCTCTCATCAACCGATGGAGGTATGACCCCATGACTGCACGCACACCAAAGCGCCCCAGGGCTGTAGTCGGCCCTACCGCGCAACTCCTCACGCTGGCCGATTTGCCTGATCCCAAAACGCGTCGCTGGGTGCCTCGCCGTAAGGCTGAGGTGGTCCATGCCGTCCGTGGTGGGCTGTTGTCACGGGAGGAGGCGATGACACTTTACAACCTCACTCCGACAGAGTATCGAGAGTGGGAGACGCTGTACGCAGAACACGGCGTCGAGGGACTGCGCGCAACAAAACTCCACATCTATCGCGCTGGCAAGAGCGTCTGACAGGGGTATTCCTACGCATGAAAAAAGTTGAAGAAGGTCGTGAATCTCCGGTCGTCGGTGGCGTATCGGAGACGGTAGACTTCTCGTTCGAAATTCAGGGCGATTTGATGGCCAACGTCATCTCGTCCATCTACTCGGAGCGGGAACGGACGGTCGTTCGCGAACTTATGGCGAACGGCTTCGACTCTCACGTCAAGGCGCAGAACCCTGAGGAGGCTATTCGCGTCTTCCTCCCCACAACGTTCGATCCTACGTTTATCGTGCGGGACTACGGCGCTGGCATGAAGCATGACTTCGTGATGTGGCTGTTCTCTAAGATCGGTCACAGCACGAAGAGCAAGTCCAACGAGGAGACGGGGATGTTCGGCGTCGGCTCCAAGTCGCCGCTGTCAATCTCCGACACCTACACGGTCCGCTGTTTTGACGCTCCGGGCTGGAACGGAGCGCCGTATGAGAGCAACGGTACGGACCTCAACGAAACTGGGCGAGTGCGCCTCTACACTATTTCCATTACCGAAGACAACGTTCCCCAGATCAGCCACATCTTCGACGTGCCTCCGGCAGAGGACGACGACATCGAGCGCGGCGGAGTCGAGGTGAAGGTGCCGGTGGCATACTCCTCTCGGCAACTTATCATCGACGGGCTCGCTGCTCAGCACTTCTGCTGGTTCGACAAGCCTGTCAAATTCGACGGGGACATTAAGCAGGCCGAACTGCAATTCTACACTGCTATCGTAGAAGTTGCGCCGGGTCTGTTCTTGGCGGACCCTTCCAAGAATCAGGCGAGTTACGAGAACGGGAAGGCGTTTATTCGCCAGGGGTCGGCGATATATCCGTTGGACGAGAACAAGCTTATCAACCTTCCCACCGGCTTCCGGGATTTCCTCGACAGCATCCGCGACTCAGGTCGCCACGTCATGTTCGACCTCCCCATCGGGACGTGCGATGTGACGATGGCGCGCGAGGCAATCCGTTATAATACGAGGTCCGTCTCGAATATCGAAGAAAAACTGGCGGAAATCTTCGCCGCGTTCAAACAGCTTCTTATCGATATCGTTGGAGACGCAAGGAAGTTCAACGACGCTCTGGAGAGGCTTTCAAAAAAGTTGATCACCACGCGGGATTCGAACAACTTCGCTGCATTGACAACGGTGGCTCGACTGCTTCCGCTGGTTCGCGATCACGTCAGAAGCAACCACAAAGCTTGGGTGGAAACGCTTCCTGAAGTCGATGAAGTGTACACGGCGTACGACGCTCAGGGTAATCCCGAGGATAGGATTCGGAAGGTCAAACAGACTATCCCTGCGCCTAATGTGGATACGACGGTGGCGGCATCGCGTCTTCCGAATGGCCGTGCGCTTCTCGCGACATACTCGTTGTCATTCGAAAGGAACTACAGCGGAACCAATGAGAAACTGAACCTCAGCCTGTCCAAGGCGAGAACGGCTATCGATGTGAAACTGCCGAACATCGTGTACTTCCTTCCATCGAACCTCCCAAAGTGGGAGGAGCGCGTCCCTGAACATCTCAGAGGACTGCTCGATAAGGCGATTCTCCCGCGCGGTTCGTCATCCACTTTCCTTCAGGCGCACGTCATTCGTTGCCCCAAGGGGAATATCGACAAGATTATGGAGCTTTTCGACGAACTCGGTATCCTGATGGCGGCGTTCACCGCTGACGACCTGAAGCCCGATGAGGGGGACCAGCGTCAGCGGGCGCACTCGCGCACCAGCGTATACGCGTGGAACGGCAGCAACGGCTGGGAAAAAGACAAGGTAGAGCCTGACTATCTCAAGAAGGCGTACTACATCACGCGATTCTCCGTCACGTACGATTGTCTGTTCAAGCACCCGGATATCAAGTTGGTAGAGAAGTTGGCGACGGCTCCGCATAAGCTGAGTTCGTCGGCGGTAACCGCGCTGGTTAAGGAGGCTCGGAAACTCGACTTTATCGACGACTCCCCGATATACCGCGTGACTGAGAACCAAGCGGCGCGAATCGCCAAGGAGGCCCCGGATTGGGTTCACCTTCCGAGTGCGGTCCACGCTCAGGTTGAGAATGAACTCCTTGATCTACATTCAGACGATGAGGTCATCGTACGCAACTTCAGCTATATGAGCCGGAACGAGGCTGTGGTTCTGCTCTTGAACGTGGCTTTCGATACCGCCTCCATGAAGATGACCAACGAAGAGCGCGCGGATGGGATAGGACTTCTCGCTACGTTGCGGAGGGACCCCCTCATCAAGACGACCATGGCCTTGAGAGCCGCCACGATGCAACAGAGCCTCTTTGGTATCGACACTTCCAGCAGTGCTAGAAGGGGACCGCTTGAGAGACTCATGTCGAACGTCTACGGCAAGTACATCAACAGCAACGATGGTAACAACATCGGGGACTCACTGACTGATCTCGTCAACCTGTGCGAGCAGAATTACAGTGCGCTGTCAGCACTGTGTCGCTCCCAGCGTGTTCCTACCGACCTGCACCACATGAAGCGGTATATCAAGGGATGGCAGGACATCGACGGACTCCCCACGTACGACATCCCTCCAAAGCTCGCTGATAACGCGAGAGTAACCCAGTTGGTTGAAATCTTCGACGACTTCGTTGACCGCCTCGTCTCTGGCGACTATAATCTTGACACCCTCAACAAGGCAGCTGCCTAATGTCCAGGAACTACGCCCATATCGCCCAGCGTGACTCGATTACCGTATTTTTTAACGACGGTACGCACTACATCTGGCCGAAGGATCACGCCAACTTCGATGAAGTCAAGGCGGCGATCATTCGCGGCGACGAGGACAGCACCATCCGGGGGTTGATGGACACCCTGGAGAAGGTTCGTGAGGCGATCAAAGTGGCAACCGATGTGACGGACGGCTCCGTCACTGTCACGCGGGATGGCGTCATGTACCGTGGCAGGAAGTTGGAACTTCCTATCGCGGAACGCATCATGGAGCACGTCGCCGAGGGATATCCGGTGGAGCCTGTCTTGAGGTTCACCGAGCGTCTTCTGAAGAACTCTCGTCGTGAGGCGGTGGAAAGCCTCTATGACTTCCTGGCCGCGAACAACATCCCCATCACAGAGGACGGATACTTCATCGTCTACAAGAAGGTACGGAACGACTACAAGGACATCCACTCGGGGACGTTCGACAACTCCGTTGGTGCCAAACCGCGCGTTGAGGCGTGGGAGGTTGAGGCAAACCGCGACCAGACGTGTGCCAAGGGTTTGCACGTCTGCGCGCGGCAGTACCTTCCGTCGTTCGGGTCGTCCAACAGTGCCGGGGATCGTGTCGTCGTGTGCAAGGTTGATCCCGCCGACGTTGTGGCTGTTCCTCGCGACTATAACAACTCGAAGATGCGCGTATGCGCCTATGAGGTGATCAGCGAACTGTCTGAATCCCAGGCGGCAGAGGCGCTGGACAAGCACCGCGTCGTCGGTGGAGACACGCTTGTCGATGGTGTGTCTGACTGGCACGAGGACGCCTTCAGGTCGGTCGATGATGACGATGACTCGGATACGTGCGATTGTGGGATGTCCTGGGACTACTGCGATAACAACCCTTGCCCGGATGACGACGACAACGGCCCCGGCCTCAACGACGACAACGGCCCCGGCCTCGACGACGACGACGGACCATCCAAGAGCAATGGATGGTGGTGGTTCCGCCGTAAGAAGTAAGATGATAAGGCGGGGGCAAGTCCCCCGCCAAACTGCGTTCTTGGAGATACTATGGCAGTCAACTTCAAAGATGGCTTCTCTGCGGCAGTGGCCAGAGGGCAAAAGGTGTGGGCGCACGACCGCTCGCAGACGTGTGGTGCGTCGGAGGTGTTCGGATGCTGGCGCGAATTGTGGTTCAAGAAGCGCGCACCGGAGCTGGCAGAGGACCCTGAGGAAGAGGACCCTGAATGGGGGCACGCCGAGCGCGGTAACCTCATCGAAAATGATTTCGCTGTGCCCTGTCTGCAAGATATGTTCGGGAGAGACCGCTGCTTATTCATGGGCGGGGAGCAGAAGACGTTCGTTGATGGACGACTATCGGCCACACCTGACGGCGTAGTCGTCGATCTTGCGCCGGATGCGCTCGTAGAATATGGGGTGGAAGACATCGGTGGTGGCGGCGTCCTCGGCACTGAGATCAAGACGTTTGGCGGCGAGTACGCGGCCCCCAAGAAGTTCAAGGGACCGTCCCTTATCGACCCTTCCACCGAGGTCGTCTACTATAGACCCAAACCGAGGCATGAGGGGCAGGGGCACGTGCAGATGGGGGCACTGCGGCGGAACACCAACTATCAGCCAGACTACGTGGCGGTTCTATATATCAACCCCGCGAATCTCAAAGATATCCGGGTAGCTACTGTCAAGTACGACGATAAGGTCTATCAGCGTGCGAAGGAGCGCGCGGACGCGGTGTTCGATCCCGATAAGGCCGCGAAGGACTTCCCAACTGAAGGCAAGATGCGCAACGACTGCACCTACTGCAAGTTCGTATCAGCGTGCGCGCAGACTGATGCCTCTCGATATTCCGGCAACGTCAGGAAGCCTAAAGAGTTCTCCGAAGAGGAGATGGAGATATTCTACCAAGCCGTGAAGAAGGTTGCGACGCTGCGCGCCGACATGAAGGCGATGGAGGCGGAGAAGAAGGAGGCCGAGTTCGAGCTTCGTGAACTCCTTCTCGAAGCTGACACGAATCGCATGGGCGGAGAAGGGTGGAGTGCGTCTCTATCTCAAAACGGCGGGCGTAAGAAGCTCGACGCGAAGAGGCTAGCCGAGGACTCTGGCCTCGACCCGGAAGACTACATGGTAGAGGGGAATCCGTATTTCGTCCTGCGGACCAAGTTCGAGGAGTCGTGATGGACCCTTATGGCATCGCCTCTGTACTACATGTCGCCCTTGAACTTCATGAGATTCAAAGTCGTGGGACGGGTAGAACGACGAAGCTCATGCGGGAGGTGAAACCCGGCGATCTCGTCGTCGTCTCTTCCGTGAATGAGACGCGCCATCTCAGATTACTCATGAGGGAGCGTGGGTGGGCGGAGAAAGATACACACTTCGCCATCTTGGACGATGATGTCGAGAAGGCTCAAGACGACGTGGACAGATGGTTACGTCGTCGGCTCAATTCTGAGGCGCGCGTACATGTTACGCACGAAGCGGCATACCTCATCGCCAAGGCACATCTTGGTAGACTAACTCAGTATTTAGAAGAGTTGGCGGGGTACAGCGAGAACGACGACGCGACGGAACCCATGAACCGGGCCTATCTAACGCAGCCCCGCGCCGCCAACGCACCACGGCAGCGGTTGTACCCCCTCCGCCTGCGTTGACTTCCATCCACATAGCTGCTATATAGTTAACCGGGAAGGTTAACGGCAATCTTCGCGCTTCTGCACCATTTCTCCTGGAAGACGCAATTCGTCGTTAACCTTTCCATTTAACCTTAACGCTTGACACGCGATGCGGCCTGTGGTAGGGTTAACAATCAACTAAAACAATAACAGTTGACAAGTTGACAAGTGACAATCTGACAAAGCGAAAGGACGCCATCCTATGGCAAACAATCTAGCGGTATCAAACTCGAACAGCCTGCGAGCAATGTCTCAGGCTGAAATTCTTGCCCGCCTCCAGGGCGCTGTTGACAAGTCGGCAGCCGTCAACTCGAACTTCATGCGTTTCGAAGGTCGTGTCGGTATCTACTCGTACAACAACGGCAGTGAGGATGTCTCGGTCCCCAGCGGAACCAAGGTCTACCTGAACATCTTCGAGTCGAAGCAGGGCTACGTCTGCTGGAAGGACGGAAAGCCGGTGGATACCGTCGAAGTCTCCCTCCTGGACGTTCTCCCCGATGAGGACGATCTTACCGACCACGGCCCGTATTCGACCGATCCTCAGAAGCGCGAAGGCTGGTCGATGCAGTACTCGCTCTTCCTGAAGGGCGTGGACGACAACAAGCAGTACATTCTGAAGCTCGGTTCGGAATCGGCCAAGCGCGAAGTGGGTCGCCTGCTCGGCGAGATCATGGAGCAGGCCGCTATCCACGATCTCAAGGAGCAGACCCCAGTCGTATCTCTCGGCGCTCAGGACTTCAAGTCCAAGGGCTTCAAGAACTACAAGCCGCGTTTCGAGATCGCCGACTGGGCGGACAACCCGAAGCAGGAAGCAGCAACCGGAGACAGCGCTGCTGAGGAGAAAGCCGCCATCCCGGCCAGCCGGAAGAAGTAACCCCAGGGCAGCCCTAACTCGCCTGGGCAGTCAAGGGGGTGTGGTAGGCTCCACAGCCAGTGACCCGTACCCCCTTGACAAATTAACCAAAGTGATTAACTATACTGCATGATCAGAACCGGCTCCAACTCGCTGGAGGCATTGCAAGCGCGGTCCGAACTGACCTCGTTTCTGCACTCCGATTACAAGTATTATCACCCAGAGTGGGTGATGATTCGCGATTCGTTGGCCGGTGAGCGGCGCGTTAAAGAGAAGGGCACGGACTATCTGCCGTCCCTGGATGTCGAATACGGCACCTCGTACGAGACCTACAAACAGCGGGCTACCTACGTCAACATGGTAGCCAGAACGGTGTTGGGCCTCGTCGGGACCATCTTCCGCCGCCCTCTCAAGGCCGAGAACGCCAATAAGGCCGACCTTGATAACGTAACAATCAACGGACTAGACCTGAACCTGTTCGCGAAGAAGCTCGCCTACGAGATTTGTTCCGTGGGGCGTGTAGGAGTACTCGTCGATATGACCGCTAAGGATCAGCGGGTGTATATGACTGAGTATGTCGCCGAGAACATCTTGTCTTGGCAGACAACTGTGATCAACGGTAGGGAGGTACTATCCTATGTTCTTCTACGGGAAATTGTCAGTGACGTTGCTCGCCTGGATGACAGTACAGTTGCTCCGAGCAATCCGTGGGATGGTACGAGTTCGCTACGCGCACGGTACCGTCTCCTCCTCCTAGATAACGGCGTCTACAAGCAGCGGTTGTACAACTTTGACCCCACGGATGAAAGCCCTTCATTCTTGGGCAAGGAGTATGAAGAAGTCACTCCCACACGTAACGGGAAGCCTTTCGACTTCATCCCTATGGTAATCGTGGGACCGTTCTCGCCGACGCCGGAAGTCCAGAAATCCCCGGTTTATGACATCACCGCGCTGAACATGGCGCACTATCGGACCTCTGCTCAGCTTGAGCACGGGAGATATTACACAGCGTTACCAGTGTATTACGTCCCCATCGCTCCTGGTCAGGAAACAGGCGATTACCACGTCGGTCCGTCAGTCGTCTGGGAAGTCGGCCCTGACATGAAGCCGGGTGTGCTTGAGTATTACGGGACAGGCTTGAAGTCATTAACAGATAGCTTGACCGAGAAGGAAGAGCACATCGCACAGCTCGGCGGGCGGATCATGGGTATCCGCCCCCAAGCTACCGCCGAATCTGACAACATCTTCGCGCTTAAGCAAGCGAACGAGATGTCTATTCTCCTGAACATCACAGAATCTCTCAGCCTAGCTCTGACGCGGGTGTTCACGTGGTACCTCGACTGGCAGCGAAAGCCGATCAAGGGTATCAAGATCAAGTTGAACCAGGACTTCAAGTCGCTCAACATTGCTGCGCGTGAGTTGCGAGCCGTAGCCCTCCTCTACCAAGAGGGGATCATTCCGATTCAGTCGGTGTACGAGACGCTACAGGCTTCCGAGTTCATCTCTGAAGACATCACCTTGGAAGAGTTCAAGGAGATGCTGAGCGACCTCAAGAACTTCCCGAATCAGCCGGATGTGGCGGCGATGCACGCAGGGTACCCGGATGCTTCTAGCCGTCTGCGGGATGATATGGCCGAACGGCAGCAGAGCGTCTTGCAGGAAGAGGCCGCTCTCAGCCGCGAGCAGCAATTGCTCCTACAGGACGATATGTTTGAGCAGGGCAAAGTGACCGCCCAGTACGAGCACGGACTGACAAAAGACCTGGAAACTCATAAGTCTAAGCTCAAGAAGAGTGAGATGAAGGCAGCGCCTAAGCCTGCCCAGCCACTCTCCAAGAAATCCGGTAAACAAAAATAAACCGGTAATCGCAGGGGACCCCTTGACAAATACGAGTTGTTCCCTATATGTCCAATCACGCAAAGGATTTGTTAACCATAATCATTAACCATAACGGTTAGCAAAGACGAGCGTACCCAGGGCCGGGGGCCGGTCCGAACAAAACGATGACGGAGTTATCGTATGCCTATCATTTACTACTCTGACAAGGAATCCATCCCGAGCGATTTCGTAGATGTCGCGAAGGAAGTCACCGAAGACGGTGACAACAAGGGCAAGTTCGCAGTCAACGTTGTCGCGAGAGCCAAGCTCGAAGAGTTCCGCGATAACAACACCAAGTTGGCGACCAAGCTTGACGAGACGACATCATCCTTCGGGGCGATCCTCGCAGCTATCGGCGTCAAGGCTGAGGATTTCGACATCGCGGACTTCAAGGATTCGTACGAGGAATTGAAGAAGACTGCTCAGAAGGTTGCGGACGGCAAGATCACCGCGCCGGAAGATATCGAGAAGACCGTCGCTGAGCGTATGGAAATCGCTCGTGGCAAGTACGAGAAGCAGGTCTCTGAGGCTGCGCAGCGCGAAAGCGCCATGAAGGCTGAGCGGGACGAAGCAGTCAAGAACTACAAGCGGACGTTCATCGACCGCGCCGTTGCTGAGGCATTCACCGACCCCGACCTCGGGGTGCAGATGTCAGCTCTCAGCGACGTAATGCAGAAAGCATACGGCGCGTTCATCGTCGAGGAAGATAACTCCCTGACCTGTAAGAAGGACGGAGTTAAGCAGTTCGGCGAAGACGGGATCACGGGTCGAACCGTGAAAGAGTGGATCACCGTGGACCTTCGTAAGGAGGCCCCGCATTATTTCAAGGCCAGCCAGGGCGGCGGCGCTGGAGGCGGCGGTGATACCAAGCAGTTCGGTGGAATGACGGAAGCTGAGTTCAACAAGCTCCCGGCGTCCAAGCGATTGGAGATTGCTAACCAGATGAAGTTCAAATCTTCGTCGAAGCGGTAAGCGTCTCCTTAGTTGCCTCCACTTCACGGAGGCTTTCCAAGTGGAAGCTCGGGGAGTTTCCGTGAATATCAGGCAGCTCAAGACCATTTAGGAGGTAACTATGGGTCTGACCCTTCTTGAGGCGTCCAAACTGAACAGCGGCGAAGTCAAGCGCGCTGCTGTTATCGAGATGTTCGCAGGCAACAGCGATCTGTTGCGTGCGTTCAACTGGGAAAACGTGGTCGGTGGTTCTCTTCAGTACACCGTTGAGGGTTCGCTTCCGGGCGTCGCCTTCCGTGGTTACAACGAGACCTACACCCCGTCAACCGGCGTCGTGAACCCGGAAGTCGAAGTCCTCCGCATCGTCGGTGGTAACCTCGACGTTGACCGCGCGATCATCAAGACTCGCGGTGAAGGCGTTCGCGCATCGCAGGAAGCGATGAAGATCAAGTCGATGGCTCTGCACGTCGCCGACAAGATCATCAACGGTGACAGCGAGGCAAACCCGCGTGAGTTCGACGGCCTGCGCAAGCGTATCGTCGGTTCGCAGCTCATCCCTGCAAACCTCGGTGCTCCCAGCGCCAACAGCCCGCTCTCTCTCGAAGCCCTCGACAAGGCTATCGACGAGGTTGACGGTGCTACGCACCTCGTCATGTCGCCCGACATGCGCCGCAAGCTCATCAAGGCGGCACGTGCTGGCGTCGGCGGTGACATCCAGGTTGACACCGACTCGTTCGGCTTCCGCGTCACCCGCTACAACGACCTGCCGATCCTGATCGCCGACTACAACGATCTGGGTCAGCCGATCATCGACTTCGACGAAGCCGGTCCTGCCGGTGGTTCGACGAGCACGTCGATCTACGTCGTTCACCTCGCTGACGGTTACGTCACGGGTCTCCAGAACGGCGTCATGGAGGTCGAAGACCTTGGCCTGCTCGACGACGGTGTTTACTACCGCACCCGCGTTGAGTGGATCGCTGGTATGGCCGTCATGCACGGTCGTGCTTGTGCCCGCGTATGGGGCATCACCAACGCTGACGTGACCGCGTAATCGGTAACGTTAACAATAAAGGTTACCGCCCTCAAGCGGGGCGGTAACCCTTCCCAAGAAAACGCGAAGCTAAGCAGGAGGTTCTTCATATGGCTCGCATGGCTGGTAAGGTAACTCGCGAATTCGATGCTGCCGCTGCGGTAACGCTTCGTGACGCTGCGGACGGTGCCGAGACGGCGGATGTCGCAGAGGCAGGCGTTGCCCTCAACACCCTCACGGGCGCTGAGTGGGACAACAACGAAATCCCGAATGGCATCATCATGGTCAGTGTCCACGTCACGGCGGCGGATTACGCCGACACGGACGAGGTTTACGACCTCTACTTCGAGGCTGACACGACTGCTGGCTTCGCTTCGGCGGTCGAAGTCGCAGCTCTCAAGGCGATCCCTGGCACGGGCTTCTACGAGGTTCCGATCTCGTCGAAGACCATCGAGAAGTTGGAGCCGGGTGCTACGCACCTCCGCGTCCGTCTCGACGGCACGGGTACCTCGTTCAGCATCACCTACGGTGCTTGGATGACGTATCTCGCCGCGTAAGCGGTGGGTGATCAAGTCACTCCTGACTCTACGGAGTTGGATAGGGGCGGGTTGGGGTAACCTGACCCGCCCTTTTCGCGATAACTAATAAGAAACTCGTCAGAATCAACTCACACGAAAGGTCATCTCAAATGTCAGACGCAATGCACGTCACCGTTATCGACACGGACGGCAACCCCCACGAAGTTACTCGTCGAAACGCGACCGATCTCGTCACGCACCTCGGCTGGAAGTATCAGAAGTCAAGCAACTTCACCATCGATGCCCAAGCACACGCTCCTCGGGACGTGAAGAGCCGCGAGGACCGTAAGAAGGAGCTTGAGGACAAGATGTCGTCTGACGCCAGACTGGCAGACGAGGCGAAGCCCAAGAAGAAGCCCGCAGGTAAGAAGGCGGCGAAAGTTGAAGACCCGATCCTTGGAGAGGAAGAGGTCGTCCCGTTCGACGCACGCGATGATATCGATGCGGAACTTGCAGCTATCGACGCCGAGATCGCGGCGGAGAGCGCGGGAAAGGAATAACGCCGTTCGACTGTCTACCGTGTAGGCAGAAGGAGTTACGGCGGCGCAAGTATTTGGGGAAGTGAGGCCGACGCCTCTCTCTCCTTTGGGCTAAAACAACCTTGGAGTGAGTCGTGGACCCCGTTTCCTCTCACACAACTGACGCCACGTGGCTTGGGTACACCGCCCAAGTCATGTGGCTTTTGCTCGCGATGGCCGGGGGTGTCGCGCGCTATCTGGATTCGTACCTTCGAACCGGAGTTATGCCGAAACTGACGGCGCTGTTCGCGCATGCGCTCGTTAGTGGTTTCTCCGGGTACATGGTTGCGCAGGTTGTCCTGCGCATAGAGCCTGACTGGGCTTTAGTTTCGGCTGGTATTGGCGGATACCTCGGAACGCAGGGACTCGACTGGGCGGCTTATGTAATCAAGAACCGTGCACTTCCGGGTAGCTCTGCGTCTAAGGGGGAGTGAGATGACCATCTATACCTGCGCGGAGTGCGGGAATAGTTCGCAGAGCACCCGCTTTTTCTCTTTCACAGCGCTAATCGGTAGCGGCGTATTCGGCTATCTAGCAGGGACGCTGGCCAAGTCCTATGGACTATCTTCAGAGTTGACTTCCGCCATTGCGGGTTTCCTCGGGTTCATGGGCGCTGAGCTTTTGAACTTGGTCGTCTTGCTTCTAAAGAGTCGCTACACGGGGAGAATGCGCAAAGGATAACTGGAATGTTCTGGGATCAGGCCATCAGTCTCGCTTTCTTCTTACTCCCGGCACTGTACGTAGTGTACTGCTGGAAGTGGGGAAGTATTACGACTTCGACAGTATCGATGGTCGTGTTCGGCATACTGGCCAGTCTCGGATCGGGCAAGATCATCCCGATGTTCTGCGTTGAGGTCGCTGGAGGGTCAACGTTCATACCGGCGACATTCGTTCTGCTAGCCCTGGTCGCTAAGAAGTACTCAAACAAGGCCGCTTTCGACGCGCTGAACGTCGTGACGTTCGCGCTTCTATTGTTCTCCGTCGCACAGGCGCGCTGGTGGGCGTTCTCCTTCTTCACGCCAGAAGAGACTACACATACGTTCCGCGCTAGCGAGCTTGCCTTCAAAAACGCGCTACTGACGACGATCCTTATCTATATAAGCGGACTTTTCCTTCTATCGGCTAGGAAGGCGCCGATGGACGTGAAGCCGATTATTAGAACCTGGGTTCCGGTGTTCCTGGATATCCTGCTGACCATGCCGATTTCTCTGTTGTCCGTGTATTGGATGCAGGGCAACAATCCTGACGTAATAACGGAGTCTCTCGTCGTGAGTACGATCATGGTTCGTATGATCATTCCGATTGGCCTCCTGGCGTACGTCCTGTGGGACACGAGGGGTAAGTGATATGAGTTCGACACGAAACGAAAATCTAAGAATCTCGCCCGCTGGTCTGGCTCTCATCAAAAAGTGGGAGGGCTGGTACCCGAAGGCGTATAAGGACCCGGTTGGCATCTGGACTATCGGCTGGGGAACCATCGGCGTCGAGGCCGTTCCTGGTCGAACGATCACGAAGAAGCAGGGGGAGGAATTTCTTCGCCGGGACCTGATCAAGGACGAGGATACGGTAAAGTCACTTGTTAAGGTTGACCTGACGCAGCATCAATTCGATGCCCTCGTGTCGTTCGTTTACAACTGTGGTTCTGGAAACTTCAAGCGGTCCACGCTTTTGAAGCTGCTGAACCGTGGAAACGTAGTCGGAGCGGCGGGACAGTTCATCCGGTGGAATAAGGCGCGCAGCCGCGACACCGGGAAGTGGATGACGCTTCGCGGTTTGACAAATCGCCGTAAGGACGAGACCGCGCTGTTCCTTCTCCCTGACGACGACGACTCGATGGCGATGGAAGCAGCTCAGCCAGAGATCGCGCAGCAGAAGCCTATGGATGAGCCTAACGACAACGACGGCGGCGTCATGGTGGACGCGCCGGAGACCAATAAGAACGCTATCGAAGAGATCATCAAGAGCAGCGACACCATCAAACTCTTGGTCTTGTCGGTGACAAGTCTTGGTGCCGCTGTGTCGAGTCTTATTGAGCCCTTGAAGAAGGACCCGGTTACCGCGATCAGTTTGATGGTAGCGGCGGTTTCGCTCGGTATGGTCTTCTATGTCAAGTTCCGCGATACAAGAGAAGGGCGGTAAGACGTGGCAGTCATTTTCACAGTAGAAGACGGAACTGGGCTCGCCGCCGCCAACTCGTATGTCTCGGTGGCCTTCGCGGACGACTATCTGACGATCAAGCCCAACACGGCACCGTGGTTGGCGCTGTCTTCGACTGAGAAGGAGCGCTACCTGATGCTCGGCTCCCGAGCGTTGGATAACGCGGCGACATACCGTGGTAGCAAATACGCCGAAGAGTCTGGACTACGGTGGCCTCGTACTGGCGCGGTGGACTGTGATGGTCTCACACAGCCGTACGACGAAGTTCCTGACGCGATCAAGCACGCTACCGTGGAGTTAGCGTTCCACTATGTGTTTCACGGCATCGATCCGTCTGTGCCGCTGTCAACAAGTGGTGAGATCAAGAAGATCAAGGCGGACGTTATCGAGATCGAATACGTAGATGGAACGCAGTCCACGGCTATCAACTATTTCCCGCAAGGGATAAACGGCGTGCTCCAGTGCTTGGGCCGCGTGACTACAGGAAACGGCAGTTCATTCGGAAGAATTCTAAGAGCGTGAAGATCAAGGAAACACTCGTATAATGTCTCTCAAGGCTATCCTATCGAACGCGGTTGATAAGGCGATGGCGGCACTCGATGACGTGCCGCTGACGATCTCTTATTATTCCGTCGTCACGGGAGGATACAGCGTCGCCACTGACTCTATCAACGTCACTGAGACCCTTATCTCATGTCAGGGAATTAAGTACAAGAGTAAGGTGGAGACGCAGGATTGGAAGAAGACAGAGTTGGATGAGACCAAGATTCTGATCGCTGGGTCGGTTTTTTCGGCGGCGGGCATCTCCCCGAAAGAGGACGACTACATGCTCGTCGAGGGAGTCAAGTACGAGATCAAGAATATACGGCCTGCCCCCACAAACGCTCTGTATGTTTTCGTCGTGAGGGCCGTCTAATGTCAGTCAGGCTGGTCGGAATGGGGGGGCTCAGAGCCCGTTTCGACAAGTTCATCGAGAAGAAGGAACAGGAAGTAGAGGACCTGCGCAGACAAGTCGCCATGGAGTTGCTGGACGCTATTATAGGTAGCGTCCCTGTGTGGTCAGGACGAAGCGTTCGAAGCGTCTCCGTGAGCAACAACCCAAGCGGAAGTAATGCCACCGAGACACACCCTGACCGTGGAGATACTGCTCGTGATGGGCGCTGGTTACCCCATCCTGAGTTCGGGGATACGAAGAATATGCCCCTCGGAGCGGAGCCGAATAGGCAGGCAGCAGAGGCGATTGCCAGAGCATCGGCGAAGATGGCTAGCTATAAACTGTCAGATAAAGTCTACGTAACGTCGTCAGCGTACAACTGGGATGACATTGATACAGGAGACCACGGCTTCTCACACCCCGTTCGTCAGAGAAACGCTGGCAAGACAGTCATCAGCGAATTGGCGGTAGCGCAGGTCAAAGCCCTGTTCGGAAAGAACGTTAAATGAGCGTGAAGGAAGACATGCGTAAGGCGATGTATGATCGCCTACTAACCTACTTCCCTACAGAGTACGGTTCAGCCGTCGAAGTGGGGCTGGAAAACCACGCGTTCATCCAGCCAAAGAACGACCCTTACTTGATGTGCTGGTTCCGCTTTCAGGAATCGAAGAAAGCGGCAATCGGGACAACGCAGTCATTCATCAGAACCAAGGGGTTCTTCATGATCGACTGCATCGTGCCTAAGGACTCCGGTTCCAAGGACTTGTGGCAGATGGTGGACGCTCTCAACAGAGTGTTCAAGGAACAGAACTTCTCGTTAGCAGGCGGGTCCAACGTAACACTGTACCCGTCAGACAGTTCAGGCGCGGCGCGCTCGCAGGATGGAGGGTACATGGTGACCGTCCTAGTACCGTTCTGCATCGACGCGTCGCCGGTATAAGGAGTAGCGATTATGGGATCGACGGATTGGATGGACATCGCCCTTAAGTACAAGGGCCAGAAAGAGATCAAGGGAAGCCGACATAACCCTGTCGTCGTGGCCTTCTTCGCCAAGTCGGGTCACCCAGAGATCAAAGACGACGAGACCGCGTGGTGCGCGGCGTATCTCAACGCAGTTCTGTATGAAGCGGGGCGGCGGGGTACGAAGAGTCTCCTTGCCAAATCATTTCTTAACTTGCCGGATAGTGATGAAGTGAAAGGTGTCCCGCAGTACGGGGACATCGTTGTTCTCCATCGGGGTTCACCGTCAAGTTGGCAGGGGCATGTCGGGTTCTTCGTGAAGTGGGATGACGAATTCGTCTACCTCCTCGGCGGGAACCAGAGCGACGGAGTCAACGTCTCCAAGTTCCCCAGATCGCGCATCGCAGGCGTCCGCCGTCCTCGGACCGAGGTCACGCAGGCTCCCGCCTTGCCGAAAATGACTGATAAACCAGAGTCTAAGCTCCCGAATCTGGAGGAAATCGCCATCGGCGTCGGCGGCATCACCGTGGCCGCTAAGCCCTTCACGGAAGGGGATTTCATCACGGGACTGATCACTATCGCGGTATTCGCCGGAATCGTCGGATACTTCATCATAAAGCGCCATAGGTCTTGAATTTTTCGTTAAGGTTACTAAGTATGGTTAACGGATTGGCCATCCTTAAGATCGTTAACGAAATTCCCCTAGCTAGGAGGTAAATTACATGCCCGTAAATCAGTGCGGCTTGCAGGCGGCGGAATCGAACCGCGCCATCCTTCGCTACCTCGCCGAAGCGACCGACTGCTGGGGCGTGACTCCGGCCTCCGGGTCTTCTCGTGAGATGCGTATCACCTCGTCGTCTCTGACGGCTGAGAAGGAAACTGTCGTTTCCGACGAAATTCGTGCAGATCGTATGATCTCGGACGTTATTGAAACCGCCGCTTCCTCTGGCGGTGACATCAACGTCGAGTTCTCGGCAGGCTCGCTCGACGACTTCTTGCAGGCATTCCTGCTCGGCGCATGGACCCGTCCGATGACCTTCGACAAGTTCGAGGGCGCGTTCGTCTCTATGAACGACAACGCTGGTACGACCGAAGTTCTCATCTCGGGCGCTGACTACACCGACTACTTCACGGTAGGTCGTCGCATCAAGACGGAAGGCTTTATCAACCCCGCGAATAACGACTATTGGCAGGTCGCCTCGGCTTCGTTCGCCGCTGGCGTCACCACTGTCGTGACGACGGGTACGACCGCCGTCGATGAGACGGGTTCGGACTATTCGCGCGTCATGGACGCGAACGACGTTATCATCCTCAAGAGCACGGCAATCCGCGCTGGAACGGGTGCCACTAAGACGTTTGACTCGAATGCGGGCAACGCCTTCGCTACCGCCATCTCGGCTGGTCACCTTGTCGTCGGTCAGAAGATTTACGTCACCGGCCTGGGTTACGAGGAGGGCACGTTCACCTTCGCTAGTGAGCCCGCCGATGGCGAGACCGTCACGATCAACGACGGTGCCAACTCGGTAACGTTCGAGTTCGACAACGACTCGGCATTCACTCGCGGCAACGTCGATGTAACCCTCGGCGGCTCGGCGAACGCTACGGCGGCGAACCTCCAAGCGGCCATTATGGACCAGCTCTGGAAGGGTAAGATCGAGGTGTCGGCGTCTGTCGCGACTAACGTCGTGACCGTTCGTAACATCCACCCGGATCAGGTAGCTAACGCTGCGTCTTCGGCGCTCACGGAGGCAACAGCGACAGCAGTTACCGCTGTGGACTTCACTGGTGCGACAGCATCGTTCGGCGTGTTCACTATCACCGCGCT